ATTCTCCTGTGTCTGAGCCTGCTGAGCAGCTGCACCAGACGTCTGAGCAGCTGAAAAAGACCTAGCAGCAGACTCACCAGGATTTACAATAATCGGCATTGCGCCCATCGGCGTACTGGCACCGCCCAATCTTGAAACCAACATTGGGTTCACCCCAGACGCCTTCAAATCAGCAATCTGACGCTGGAAAGCGGTATTCGACATATCCGACTGAAAATCCATCTGACGTTGAGCCGCTTCCGCAGACGCAACATTCTGCCGCTCGCCTCCAAGAAACGATAAAGCCGAACCCGCTAACGACGCTATCGGGCTCGTAATCGCCTTAACAAGACCGCCTAACATCAGAAATGATCGATTAAGCCAGGTACGCTATACATCGGCATCGGGCGCGCCTGCTTAATATCAAAAAATGCATCAAACAAAAACTGTTGTCCATTAGCTTCTTCGCCAATAGCAACAACACGATCTACTGGTGGTCGATCTTGAATAAACTCATCGTCAAGAGTCGGCAGAGTCCCAAAATTTTGGGCCAAATGCCAAGCATCTAATGTACCCGCTGCCGTCGACCTAAACAAACCAGTAATCTGGCTGGGCTTATAACGATACTCAGCCCAACGCTCCTGATAACCAAACACTTCATCATCAGTCGCCGTACCTGTGCAATAAATTTCTTTATTAAGCACAGCCTGCTCACCAAGTGTGGCAAACGCTGGAAAATAAAAATCATATCGCGTAGACCGCGACCACATCCGTGGCAATCCCTGCTGATATGTCAAATCAGCACGCACCGCTACCATTCCAAGAATCACACCATGCTCTGTAGCCGAGTACGTAAATCCGTGATTGTAAGCAAGAGCTGTACCGTACGCGGCAAGATTACCTTGCGGTGTAGTACCCTCAGTAAGCCCAGTTGCACTGGTCTGGGGAATAGGATTGATAGTAATAAGAGTGGAACCACCACCAAGATACTCAGGACGCTGAAGGCGAGCATCTGGACTAACAACACCAAAATGTGCGCGAACAATTTCAGTATAACGAGTACCGCCACGAGCATCCCTCTCTAAAAGTTTCTGAATCTGAAACGACTGCCGTAGCTGATTAATAGTAGCTGCTGTCGCAGTACTCAAATCAGCATACAGACCCTGAGGAAAAATGGACATCTTCGTATTGTCATTACGAACCAAATCGCCACCATTTTCCGCATACAACACCTGCGTAGAATTATTAAGAGTGTCTGTTCCATCAAGATACAACTTTGCAACTGGCGCGTTAGACTCGCGAAGTATTTCCGCTTGACCACCTAACGGCAACGTCACCGATTGCCCCTTCTGAGGCCAAGGAAGCGCAGAAGTAAAGTAATCATGTCGCTTACCGCGACGCAAAAGAACATAATCTGCAGGATCATCTGGCCCATCATCTAAATCTACAGGCACAGAATCCTGCAAATTCTCATCTCTAAACCATTCATTCCATATTAAGTTATAAGCTCTAGGCCAAAACGAACAATGCTTAAACTTATTAGATCCAGTAATCTGTCCAGCAGTAGGCAGACCCATATAATCCTGAAGACTGCCGACAGCATAACCACCTGCAGGACTTTCCATTTCTGGAACCGTATAATCAATGCTTGAATCCGGATCGGGTGCTCTCTCACCCATAAACTTCTGCCAATTGTTCCAAATCAATCTATTCGGAACAAAGAAAAAGAAACTATCAAGATGCATGTTATCCATCATTGGAAACAGTGGCGTAGCCAACCGCGCAAACGCAGTCATCTTCAAATTAATCATGTCGCCCGGAAGTACTTCATCACAATACACAGGCACAAGATAACCAGCATCAAAAGTCGTTTTATATGACTTTTGAGAATCAAACTTAGAACGCGGAATATCAGCACGCGGAATCATCGCAAACTGATGAACATTAACGCTCTGGTTTCGATGCATCTTCATAAACAAACTCTCCTTATTGCGCCCAAATTCCATACTGGAATCCGGGCCCGGGCTATTTATTCACGATCTTTAAGCTGTTTGCCCAATGCTAACAGCTTTGGCTGATCATGCAACTCAAATTTACCACTAAAATCATCAAATGAGCCAAGCTCATACAAATCAAAATCATCAGGATGTTGATACACCTGATTATCCTCTGCTCTACGGTTCACTTCATCCTGAAATGACCGAATCGCAACACCTGCCGCAGGCAAAAAAAATGGGCGACCATACGCCTCTGCGGCCCTATCTCTAATAGTACATACTAACATCTTCATAATTACCTCACGTTAAAACACGTTTAAGCTGCCGAAGCCTTGCTTTCGCAACTGCTTCCTTAGCTGCCAATCGCTCGGGCACGTTATCTTCATAACGCGCTCGAGCCCTCTGTTCCCGCTCGAACTCAATAGCTTCAAAGCTAATTGGATCGTCGGCCTTATACTTTTTATCGTAAAAGCGGGGTGGCCGAACCTTTCGACCGTTCACTACCACATAATCATGTGGATAAACGTCGTCTTTATACTCCTGATACCAGTCATATCCTATGCCTGGCTTTAAAGACATACGGTTAAACTCAGGCGAACGCTTAACAATCTCTCCGGTTGACTCGTCAACCGTTTCGTAATGCTCATCCTGAGCCTTACCTGTCACTTTCTTCATTATGTATCGGGCAACATATGCCGCGCTTTGAAAGTTGACATCTCCGATGGAGGAATAACCAAAAGGCCAGAGCTTCTCAAGCTCTTCGGATCGATAAATTCTACTGCCAGCATCTGTCCTTTTCCAAAGCTTCTTATCCGGAAAATCGAAGTTGAAAATGCAGGCATGGAAGTGAGGACGTCCAAAATTTTCGCCATATTCACCTGCCATATAAAAACGAATAGGGAATTGACCCTCTGAATCTGGGTCAACCCCTTTGTGCGCCTTACGAAGCCGCTTCATGAACTTTTGAAAATCTTCATAATGCAAACTCTTATCAGCCGGCAAATGCTCATCCGCATAAGTCAACGTAATGAAACAATTAGCCGAATATCGGCTCGCTTCGTGTAAACAACGAACCGCCCATTGGCGAGAACGCTCAAGACGACACCCTACGCATTGACCACATGGCAGCGTGAGGCTGCGAATAATGTCATGCTTGGCGCTCTCATGAAAAACAACCTCTCCAGCTGCCGTTTTATACGCTTGAAGAGGATGAAAACACGGCACTTATAGACGCCAGCCACCGCGCATAGGATTAGCGCGGAGATTAGCTGCCTTAGTCTTACGTGCGGACTTCTTAAAAGAGCGTGCCGCACGATACTTATTTACTGGCTTTCGATACATTTCATTCTCCTTTTGGTGTCACCTAGCACAGTTACATCAAGTAGTACCCTGTGCAGCCTCGGCCTGAACGGCCTCGGTAGGTGACGATAAACGCGGCTCTGGCCGCTTTAACAAGCCAAGCTGATAACACTCTTCAGCATTGGCCTCATCCTGTACAAACTCCAAAAATAGCGCCGGATCGTTACCAAAACGATTCCGGATCTTTGCGGGTAAACCCGCAAAACTTTGATTAGCAGCTATAACTGCATTACAAGCAGACTGATAATCAAAGACACCGCTAAAATCAGCATATTCAGGCTGAACGCTACCAACAGGTAGCTGACCAGTAACGTTAAAACGCTCCAAAATGCGATTGATATCGCACTCATCCCTAAACTGCTGCTGAGTACGCCCACGAGTAGTGCAAATAAGGGCGCTAGCACGACTAGCCGCATCACGATCATAATTCCAGGGATTCCTGACATGCATGTCATCTCCTTCCAATAAATAAACGAATAATGTCAAGGATCGGCTTTAACTGAGCCGCTTCCTTGCCCAAATTATCAAGCTGCTTAATAGCAGCAATATCCAAATTTAAAAGCTCAGTTTCGCTCTTAAGCTTTTGAATAGTCGCAGTCAACTGCTCCCTAATCTCTACCTGTGTATGCTTTTGCTGCAACATAAGCTCCGCTTGCTGATAAAGCATATAAGCGGCTTGTTCCAACCGCTTACCTTCTAAAGGCACATTACCAAGCTGAGCTTCTAACATCGCAGCATTAGCATTTACCTGACGAATTTGGCTTTCGCTCAAATTCTCTTGTGTCTGAGCCTGCTGTCCAGCAGCCCTTGCAGACTCCATAGCAGAAAAAGAACGAGCAGCATCAGCATATGGATTAACAACTATAGGCATAGCACCGGCCGGT